CGTGATGTCAGCCGGGTATTTGACATCTCTCTTTTCGACGTCAACAAGGCCTGTAATGTTGTCGTCACAAAATTAAAGGGTGAAGAAGGCAGCAACACCACTGTAAGAGATGCCTTTGAGATGTTTGAGGAAGGAAAGGAATTTGCCCGGAAGTATCCTGAAGTGGCGAAGATATCGACGACACTTGAAGGCACTGTCAGGCAGAGAGGGCAGCATGCCAGTGCCGTCATTGTTTCTAATGACAATCTCCTGGAAAGCGACAGAATGTCTTATGTTACCGGTAAAAATAAAGAGTTTATTGTCAACTGGGAAAAAGACGATGCCGAATACATGGGGTTGATGAAACTCGATATACTGGGACTCAATGCTCTGACGGTTTTAAATATGTGCAGAAAGCTTATAAAAGAAAACCATGGCATCGACATTAATTACGATAAAATAGATTTGAAAGACGAGGAGTGTCTGACAGAGTTTAATAAAGGGAATACAGTGGGATGTTTTCAGCTCGGCACCTCTGGCCTTAGAAAGTTCTGTCAGAGAGTCGGAATAGATTGCTTCAGGGATGTTGTCGACAGTACTTCTTTATATAGGCCGGGGACTTTGCATTGTGTAGTAGGCAGCACTGAGATAAGTTGTTGGAATAAAAATAAAGTCAGAATCGATGAGGTTGATTTAGGGAGGCCAATAATTTCATCTGCCAGAGTGGAAACAGGTGGCTATAAATTTATTCGAAATAAAATTAAAGTTGTAAAGGAAACTGGAACAAAAGGTGTTTTTGAATTAAAAGATTCAAATGGAAATATTATACAGGCGACAAAAAAACATAAATTTTGGGTAAAAAAAATAAGACAACCTATGCGTTCAACTGCAAAAAGTACATTATTTAAGAGACCAGATTGGGTTGAATTGGAAAATATCTCTGTCGGCGATAAAGTTCTTGTGAAAGCAATTCATCATACAGAGAAGCAAAGAAAACAAACTAAAATATTTGAAGAGAGAGGGAAAAGTACTAGATTTGTAAACAGTCACAAACCTTGGAACAAAGGAATGAAAAATTTTATGGATTATTCTCATAATCCAACTACAGGAAAAAGAAAAGAGTTTTTTATCGAGAACTGGAAAAAGAAGATGTTTTTCCCTGAAAAATGGAAACAAACTATAGAGAAAATAAGAAAAACAAAAATAAAAAAATGGGAAAACCTTGAGCTGAGAAAAAAGCATTCGGAAAGAATGATTAAATATTACGAAACAAACTCTCACCCCAATGAAAAAGGAATAAATATTTCAAAACCACAAAAGAAGATTTATGAAGAGGTAAAAAAATATTTTTTAGATGCACAAATTGAATATAGGTTTAATTATCTTGATGAAAAAAATAGAAAGAGGTTTTTTAATTTAGATGTGGTCATTTTAGAAAAAAAAATAAATGTCGAATTTGATGGAGATTATTGGCATAAAAATCCCGGAGAGAGAACTGAACCCAGGGACTCTATTCTTGAAGCAGATGGTTGGAAAGTTATCCGGGTAACTTATTCTACTTTAGATAGTTTTTTAAATTCTGTCATAAATCTAACAGACGATAATAATACCGAATATTCAATTGTAGAATCAATAGAATATAAAGGAAAAGAAAAGACTTTTGATATAATGACAGAAAATCAAAATTTTCCTAATTATATTGCTAATAATTTTATTGTTCATAATTCCGGCATGGCGGATCTCTATATTAAAAGAAAGCACGGTGAAGAAGAAATTCCCGGTCAACACCAGATCATAGAAGAAATAACAGCAGATACTTATGGTGTAGTTCTTTACCAGGAACAGATGATGTGGATTATCTATAGGGTGGCTGGTTTGGAATGGAAGGTAGTTGATAAAATAAGAAAGATTGTGGGGAAAAGTAAAGGGGTGGAGGCTTTCAAGCAATACGAGGAGCAATTTGTTGAGGGCTGCGCCAAGCAAAAAACGCTTAGTGAGGCAGACGCCAAAAAGCTTTTTAATGATTTAAGTAGCTTCGGATCTTATTCCTTCAACCTGGCTCATGCAGTCTGTTATACTGTAATTACTTTCTGGACTATGTGGGCAAAAACATGTTATGCCAATGAATTCATGTGTTCTCTGCTTTCTTGTAATGACGACAAAGACAAAAAAAATGAGTATATCGAAGAAGCCTTTAGGTTGGGAATTGACTTGAGACCTCCAAAAGTTGGGAAGAGCCGGCCAAGCGAATGGTGTATTGTAGATGGCATCCTCTATGCTCCGTTCATAGAGATAGCTGGTGTCGGAGATAAAACCGCTTTTGGTTTTGGAAAATTAAACCTGCAGGGTTTCTACGACAAAAATGATAAGAAACCGGTTTCTCAGAGATTCTTGGGAATACTCGATACAATTAACGCTTATAAAGATGAAAAATTGACTGATGATGAAGCCGATAGAATAAATGAATTTCTAGGTGTTTCCCTGATAAAAAATAAGCTTCATAAATACAAGAAGCTATTTAATTTTATCAGGGAAGGCACTGATATAACTCAGATAAAAGACATTGGATTAAACGAGGTCTTCACTGATAAACGGTTTTACATGGGAATAATTACGGATATGAAAATGAATTATTTCACGAATAAAAGCGGAGAAAAAGTTTCGAATGTCAGCATTATATTGAAGGATGAGCACGCGGATTGCAAGATCGGATTTGATTATCGTTTCTATGAGCGTTGGAAGGCCGAGATAGAGGATTGTAAGGATGAATACGTTATAGTGACCGCAAGTGCTCCCAGGAGGGCCGGAGCGTTGATTTGTGACGGTATATGGCAGATAAACGACCTTATGACCGCGGATATAGATGAATTAAAGCCAGACTTTGTCAGAAAATCTAGGTTCCGCAATAGAAAACTCTCGGATTGCGAGAAATGCCCGCTTCATCTGGAATGCCGAGCTCCTGTTCTCCCCAATTCCGGGAAAAACAACATAATGATTGTCGGAGAAGCGCCAAATAAAGAAGATGATTCTGACGGCACCTTCTTTTCCGGAAGAAATGGCCAGACGCTGTGGAAAGAACTGAGTAAATTCGGTTTGAAGCCAGATGATTTTCACGTAACCTCTGTGGGGAAATGTTTTCCCCGGCAATCCAAGACCCTGGGAAAAGGCCATATAAAAGCTTGTTCTCCATGGCTTGACGAAGAAATAAAAAACTTGAAGCCCTTCATCATCCTGGCATTTGGAAACTCGTCTATTAAGTTTTTCACAGACGATGAATCCGGTATAATGGCGAGAAGCGGAAAAATTGAGTGGAGCGAAAAATACCGGTGCTGGATATGTTGGTCTATACATCCGATAAGCACGATATATAATGATGAGAATGTTAGGGCCTTTCAGCAGGCAATTGAAAAATTTTCGTTAAAAGTAAAGAATTTCGGACTTTTTTAGGTCTGAACTCCAGTAAATCCGCCTTTACTGTTTATAGATGACTTTGTGAAAGGAGAAAATTATGGAAAACATTTTAGATGTTGATTTAAATGATGTTGTATCAAAAGAAATTACTGAACGTATAGAAGGATTGAAAAGAGATCGAGTTGAATTGAAAAAAATTGCTTCAGATCAAAGAAGTATAATAAAAGATCTGGAGAAACAGGTTGTCGATGCAGGTATGTCTCTTGATCTACTTGGTCGTTTAAGGTATGAATTTTCTGTGATAGAAAGAACAGAAAGCACTTCTTCTTCATGGTACAACAGCAAGCAAAGAAATCAATATGTTTTTATACGAGATGTGCTGTCGAATATTTTCAATATCAAAGAAAAATACAGGGGTTGGCAGTGTTCGAGAGGAGACGGAACTCTTGCCGCTCATTTAGCTGTCAATTATTACACAGAAAAAGACATTGTAACTAATTTGCTGAAGACATTAAAATCTGATTGTTCTACAGAAGTTTCATTTATCAATTCACATGTCATGCCCTTCAACTATTCTGAAGAAGATGTGATTAAGTATGTTACAAATCCGCACTATAATACCAATGGAAGCATATTCGGAATTTCAAGCTATTGGATTGAGAGGGGGGCGGGAAAATCAAATACGCCTCATAACCTGATAATGCAGAACCCATATATTTTAAAAGATGATGTTTTTGAGCTGCTGATAAAATCTTTGCAAGACAAAGTTTCTAACTACTATTATTTATTTGCACTTCCTGAATATAATTCCAATATTTCAGAAACACAGATTGAATTGATGGGAGAATGTTTGTTGGGCATCCCTGAAAGGTGTTTTAGATACGATGGCATTAAAAAATTTATATCAGATAACACTAAATTTTTTAACAAGAAAACATTGGATTGCCTGTATGAATATATAAGCGATAATCAGTTCAAATTGCTGCACTGGGAGAGCTTCCCCGAAGAATATCAGATGATATATTTGAAGTCAAAAAGTTTGGAAGATGTCCTGTATTTATTTGCTAATAATTCATGTAGATGGACGATGAAACGAAAAGATTCTTTTCTCAAAGAATATATTAACGGCGCTCATAAAATAAATAGAGAAGAACAGAAGGAAGGAGAATAATATGGAAGCACGATTTTCGATTGAAAACTTCGATGAAATTGAAGCCACGTTAAAGATGACAATGCCTATTGGGAATTGGATCAAATTAAAAGATCAGCTTGAGAACAAATGACCGTCTTCGGATTTAAACCGAACAATCGCCGGTCTATTATTACAGGTAACACAGACTTTTTATCCGGATAAAATTGAAGAGACAAAAAATAAAGGAGGACTTTGATGAAAAAATTATTTGTAATTACGTTTATCCTCATGAGTACGCTTATTTACGCTGAAAAAAACACTGATCTGAGAAAACAGATCAGAGATCTTGATTACAATATTTCCGATATGATCGTCGCCTGCCAGGAAACCCTGCTTTATGGCGGCTACAGAACATCTTCGATTGCATGGTCGGCGACATGCAGGCTGCTCTATCATAGTCCCGCACGTTTTAGCGTGGTTCTGGAAAAAGGACAGGAATATGTTTTCTACACCATGACAACTGGACCGGGAATCAGGGTCTGTATTGAAAGAGATGGCAGGTTTTATAAATGCGCTTCTTATCAGGGCCCGAAAATAATCTATATATTTGATTCGATATGGGACGGGGAGGTGCACTACAGAATACAGCCATTAACTAAGAAAGTTGGTTTACACGTATCATATTTTACAAAAGTAGATAAGGAGAAAAAATGAGTGAAGAAAAAGATTTTGATTATGAAGGTGATATGAAAGTTGATTGTGACGCTCTTGACGTCGAGTGGGTATATCAGCCCAAGCTTTATATGAAGTGGGCGGCACTTTCTGCTCAAGCCGAAGATGAGGTCAGACGAGCAAAAGAGAATCTTAAAATCACTGATGCCGACATCGATAAAGAGGTCAGGGACTTTTCAACAAAAGTCACAGACAGTCTGATTAAAGCTGAAATTGAGAGAAGCCCCGATCATCAACAGGCGATGGTGGAACTGAACAAAGCCCTCTATAACGCCGACATATGTTCTTCAGCAGTAAAGGGAATGGATCACAAGAAACACAGCCTTGAAAACGAAGTAAAGCTTTGGGCGGGAAGTTATTTTGCCGGACCCAAAGAGCCCCGGGACATCGGGCATGAAATCGGAATAAAAGAAGGCTTTGCCAATCGAATTGAAAAAAAGATTAGAGAGCAGACAAAAGAAAGAGCTGGAAAAATTAGTCGTACCAGGACCAGAGGAAAAGAGAGTAAAAACCATTAAAATTTTTGGAGGAAAAAATGCCTTTAACAAGAGAACAAGAGCAGCAAGCAGCAAAAGAAAGAATACAGAAGGACTATCAGAACCGAAACAGTTATGGATTTGCTGGCAAACAAGTCATTGACCTGGAGGCCCTCGGTGGCTACACGAAGGAACTTTTTTATAAAGCAAAGGAAGGTTACAATAAAATAGATATCCTTCCTTATCTTGTGACAACCGACAAGCATCCGCAAAAAGTTGAAATAGGTCTGCCAGATTATGTCCTCGATCTTTGGGTTCACAGAAGAGTTGGGCCGTCAAAATCAAATTTTATCTGTTTGAAAGAAATGTATGGTCTTCCCTGTCATATCTGTGAAGAGCGAGAAGAACTTGAGAAAGACCCGAAGGCAACCAAAAAAGAAATCGGTGCAATGAGAGCCAAACATCGTTGTTTTTATTGCGTTGTAGATCTGGATCTTCCGGAAGCACAGCAGACAATACAATTACTTGAAGAATCGCATTATCTTTTCGGCAAGCATCTTCTGAGTGCCTCTGTAACTCGTTCCGGTGAATTCGTTCCGTTTTTTGAAAGGGAGATCGGCCAGAGCATTGAATTTCAGGCTGAAAAAGTAACGAGCACAGAAGGAAGTTATTTCAATTACAAGCAATTTGTTTTCTTTGAAAGAGAGCCTTATACGATGGAGATTTACGACGACACATTTCCTCTCGACAAAATGCTTATCATCCCCTCATACGAAGAAGTGCGAAATTCTCATATGGGATTGGGAGACGACGGCGAACCAACTGTTGAAGCCCAGGAAAGTCCTGCCGATAAAAACCCGCAGGAAAGCAGTTCAGGCGGTAATCAACAGGCCGGAGGATTGCGCCGGGGCAGAGGCGGCCCTAAACCAGCGGAACAGGTGGATGAAAAAGCTGATCAAAGGAAAAAAGAAGGTGAAGCTCTTTTTGAAGACAAGAAGGAAGAACCGGCCCAGGAAGCTGAAGCACCGAAGCCCAGAGCAAGAGGCGAAAGGAAAAGAGGTGTAAGGGAGAAGCCAGTTGAAGCAGCAGAACCCGTAAACTCCTGTCCATTCGGCCATGTTTTCGGCAAAGACAACGACAGTGTTGTCGGAGACTGCAAGGAATGCGAACAAAGTATTTGGGATCTGTGCTCCGCCGAATACGACAAGTTGAATCAAAAATAACAAAACTTTTGAAACCCGCCCTCCATAGAGGGGGGCGGTAAGGGGAGAATATGCCAGATGTAACCAAAGTTGAAAACGCTTTGTATGAAATACAGGATTACGTAACTATCACCGAAGCCATGGAGATTACCGGAGTGACCCGACAGACATTGATTACCTGGTGTGTGAAGTATCAAATCGGAAGAAAAGTTGGGGGAAGATGGTATATTGATCCCGACAAATTAGCTCTTCTCCTGAAAGGTGAAGTTCGTTCAAAGAGGTTGTAATGAAAGAATATAAATTTCATTTGAGCGAAAATATTTGTATTTCTGTAAAAATAAACGAAGATCAAAAAATAAATAAAGATGAGCAGATGGAACGTGCGAGAGGTCTGGCTTTACTTGAAGCCAGACATTTAATCCTTAATTGGAAAAGTTTTTTAAAAAACACATATCCGATAACCACTGAAGAAATTATGGAGAATAAAGATGAAAAAAGGACAACCACCGAAAACAGCAAGAACTAATGTAGATGATGCAGTGAAAAATATAAAGAACGGTTCCAAGCCCATTGAGAAAAGAGAACTCCTGGGAGAATTTAGCTCT